AAGAAGTAGAAAAAAGGCTTTTAAATAGCATTAATGTTCTGAAGTCCAAGGAGAAATAATATGTGTAGCTATGGAAGAAATGGAAGAAATAGAAGAATGCCTTATGTTTGCCCGGTTTGTCTAGGCAGGGGGCAAGTACCAGATTTAGAAGCAGAAACTTCAGATTGTGCAAAAAAAGTCTGTCCTGCTTGTCTTGGAGCTTGTGTGCTCTGGGAGCCGTCTAAGTTGCCGCCTCTAGTTCCTTTGCCGTGGTATCCGTGGTATCCCGCTCCGATACCTTGGTATCCGCCTGCTCCAACACTTTATCCCGACACAACAACCAACATTTCATGGACAAATTGCTAGCACAAACCTCTTGACAACGGATTTGTTTTCTGCTAATCTTAAGACGGTGAATGAGGAAAAAATGAATACTCGTTTGTCACCCCGAGAACTAGCACTGGCTCTGTTGCAGCGTTCTACGTGTAATGTCAGGGTGGGTGCTGTACTTTCAGATCGCAAGGGCATATATGCTTGGGGCTGGAATTTCGGTGAATCTTCTATGCCTTTTCGAAGAGGCACGCATGCCGAAGAGCATGCTATTCGGCGAGCCAATCGCAAGCGCCTGCAAGGCTCTACTATCACGGTTGCCGGAATGAGAAGGAATGGACATTTTGTATATAGTAAGCCCTGTGCAGAAATTTGTCTTCCGTTGTGCAAGAAGCACGGGATTGAAGTAATTGAATTTGTTGACAAATCCGGGACATGGGTTACTATGAAGCTTGATTATGTACGTTCGGCTTAATAGCAGGAACAAAACTATTTACATTAGAGGAAGAAGAAAAACAATGGATGATTATGGTGGAGAAACTGATCAGCCGCTTGTGGAGGCGGAAGAGCCTCCGCTATCTATTCGTATTTTTGGCAAGCATCTTTGCCGAATTCTGGATTTCTTTGTTCTATTACGCTCTTTCCCACGATTGGGTTTTCGTACAGGGAGTAATCAATTTCTTTTTACCTTTTATTAGTCTAGTTTTTACCATCTGGATGATAGAAACAAAAGATTTTTATGAGAGAGTGCGTCTGACAACTGCCTCGGCACTAGGCATTGCTGTGGGTTCTACTATTATGCTTCTTGTTCTTAGGGCGCTAAGGTTGTCTGTCTCTTCATGAATTCAGATTTAACACCGGGAGCTATCGTAAAGGCTTTATATCCAGGTGCGTTATATTGGCGTTGGGGCATCGTAATCGGTAGAAGGCATATATATAATGAGTACTATTACTGTATCCATTGGTTTAGGCCCAAGGGCATATTTAACTGTCATGTTCACTGTTATCGCAGAGGTCAATTAACCGAAATAAATTAAAGTAAGGAGAATTTATGATAAACGAACAGCTTAAATCTTGTCTTGTTTACGAGGGCGTCTTTAGAAAGACTGATGGCTCTTGGCGCAAGATGCAATTTGTTCACTTGAAAGATTTGCCTCCGGGTTTTCTCGCAGGTTTGTTAAATTATTCAGAACAGAAAGCCAAGCCTGTACGGAAGCCGGGCATGGAGCTTGTTTATGATATTGAAGCTGATGACTTCCGTACTTTTAATCACAAAACCGCTATAGGAGAACTTAAGAGCGTTGCAAGTAGGTGATGTAGTTCACAAAAGGATTTATTTGACGCATAGTCTTAGTGACTGTTGGGGAATAATAATAAAAGTTATAAACAAAAAAAAAGAAAGAAAAGGACAGAAAACAGAACCAGATTGTCTAGTACATTGGTGCTGGAAAGATGGAAAACGCAGGGAAGATTACCAACGCGGCGAGTTTTTTAAAAATCTCATAACCTTGAATGACTGGCAAGAAGTAAAAGATGTATAGAGAATCTGCCTTTGAGATTCTTCTTAAGACGCACCAGCAGATATGCAATACTAAGTTATAACCTAGCTACCTGGGAGATTTGCCAGGTCGCTTTACACAAGGAGGAAACATGATCAATCTAAAAAGAATCAACGAAAGACTGAACAGACTAAAGAACGGCGGGGCACAGAATGCATTTTTGAGGCTCCAGGAGGATTCAACTACGGATCTGCGTATTCTTCCGGCTGCGGATGGAGATCCTTTTAGGGAATTCTGGTTTCACTATGGCATAGGCAAGGAACGCGGATTTCTCTGTCCAAAAAGGAATTTTGGTGAAGATTGTCCAATCTGTGAGTTTGCCAGCGAACTTTACCGCTCTGGCGATCCGGAAAACATCAAGACGGCTAAGAATTTCTTTGCCCGACAGCGTTTCTTTTCAGCCGTCGTAGTTCGTGGACAGGAAGGCGAAGGGGTCAAGCTCTGGGGTTACGGAAAGACCAGCTATGAAACGCTCTTAAAACTTGTGCTCAATCCAGAATATGGAGATATCACGGATCTGGAAGAAGGCACAGATCTTACAATAGTTTATTCTAAGCCCAGTGGTGGAAAGAAATATCCTGACACGAGCATTACGCCCAAGCGCAAGACAAGCTCTCTGTGCGGAGCGTTAGGAGAAGGTAGGTGCAAGGAGCTTATGGAGAGTGTTCCGGATTATGATGAGGTTTTTGAGCGCAAGAGCCCGGAAGAGGTACAAGCTGCTTTGGATCTAGCACTCAATGCGGGAGCTTCTGATCCCGAAGCTGAAGCAGAGTCCTCGGAAGAAGAAAAGTACGGAAAAGAAGAACCCAAAGGTTCTTCTGTAGATGAAGCTTTTGCTGAACTTGAGAAGAGCGAGGTTTCTGGTTCTGCAAGCGAGTAGTGGCACTCTCGCTGCGATCTGCCGATTTTGAGGTTTGCGGCATTAAACATTAAACCTCTTTTTTATTCAAAGGAACAATAATGTCATGAGAAAAAAGCAAGAAAGTCAAGCTGCTGATGTTTCGGCTCCGGGCAAGATCAATGTTGCCGAAATGCGCAAGCTCATTAATAAGGCAGCGGGATATCAAGTAGCGTACAACCTCAAAGATGAGATGCCGTCTGATATCAAGGAATTTATTCCTACATCATCTACTGTTCTGGATTATTCGTTATGTCGAGGACGCAAAGGAGGAATTCCCATAGGCAGAATTTCAGTCATAGCTTCAATTGAAGGAATTGGTAAGAGCTATTTAGCTGCCTGTATCGCCGCTCAGGCTCAAAAGATGAGCAATCCCATGAAGGTGATTTATTTTGATGCAGAGAATGCTCTGGATTCAGAATTTTTGGCTGCTATTGGCTGCAATCTATCAGAAGAATCTGGATTGTATGTGCAAGCTACTTCTGTTGAATTCGTATTAGAGACCATCGAATCTTTGCTAGCTAGTGGAGAAAACAGATTCTTGTTTATATGGGATAGCCTGGCATTGACACCTACCAAGGCTGACAATGCTGGAACCTTCAATCCCCTGGAGACCATGGCAGAGAAAGCTCGTATTATAGCCAAAGGAATGAGCAAGCTAGTTCAGCCACTTGGTAGAACGGATTCAGTTCTTCTAGTCTTGAATCAGCTTAAGCACAACATTGGTGCTGATCGAATGGAGTTGTTGATTGATCCTTGGACTATGCCGGGCGGTAAAGCCCTGGTTTATGCGGCTAGCTTGATTTTGAGACTTGAAGGATCCAAAGCCAAGGCTTCTTATGTAACCGATGAACACGGCTTTAGAATAGGAAGTACCATTCGCTTCAAAATTACCAAATCTCGTATGGGAACTCAATATAGAATTACGACACCAGTACAAATCTTGTGGGGAGGAGCAAGCAAGCTGGGTATTCTTGATGAAGAATCTTGGATGGAGGCGTGCAAAGAGTTTGACATCATTCGAGCCAAAGGAGCTTGGTGGTGTTTTGTAGATCCAAACAATGCAGAAATCGAAACCAATATTAAATTTCAAGCTAAGGATTGGTTATCGAAATTGCAAGAGCCGGAATTTAGATCTATGGTGCTCGAACGCCTGGAAAATGCATTAATTACTCAGTTTGCAAATCGGACAGGTGAAGCAAAGCAATATTTTGGCGAGAATGGAAACGCCGAAGAAGAAAAAAAGGAAGAGTAATGGAAGAACAAGCAAAAGGACAAAAAGATAGATTTGTTGTATTTGGTTCCCTTCGTGTGGATCAGCGCTTATTGCAAGATCTTGTATTACAATATCTTCTAGCACAGGAAGAAAATGTACGTAAGCTTTATGAGAAAGTCCGGCACGAACCAGATGGGGATGTCGGCTTCTGGTGGCTAGATAATGCAGAGATCAAAATGCTAAATGGTGAACCCGCTAAGCTGGAAATTGTTTTTGGCAGGCATGTAACACTTTCAGACGAGGAATGCCAACAGCAAGATCTGGAATTCGGCAGCACAGATGGTTATTTTGTGTGCAACAAAAATGAATCTTGGCGAGTTCATCAGCTAGACGTACCAGAAGCAGAAACATCCCAAAAAGAGCCCTCGGGAAGCAAGCCGTAATCGTGGCTACTAAACGTCTGCTCCTGATTGATATGCTCAATCAGTTTATTCGGCAATACGTGATGTCTCCTAGAGTGTCGGCATCTGGGCAGCCTATAGGAGGCGTGACAGGGGTTCTATTTGCGTTGCAAAAATTTATCCGAGAGAGTTCACCAGATCTAATTTTTGTTTGTTGGGACGGTGAAGGCGGAAGTCAGCGAAGAAGAGCAGCAAATAAAGAATACAAAAAAGGAAGAAAGCCGCTGCATCTAAATCGAGAAATTTCTATCTTATCGGAAGAGGAAGAAGCAGCAAATAAACTAGCTCAACAGATGCGACTAATAGAATATCTGAATTGCACACCGATTATACAGCTTTTATTACCACACCTGGAAGCAGATGATATAATAGCATATATTTGTCACTTGAAACAATTTGAGAATTGGCAGAAAGTGATCATATCTTCTGATAAAGATTTTCTGCAATTATGTGATGACAAAACCATTGTCTGTCGTCCCGCGCAGAATGAAATAGTGAACAAGCTGACTGTTCTTAAACGATACAACATCCATCCTAATAATTTTGCCATAGCACGAGCGATTGCAGGCGATAGAACAGATAACCTTGTAGGTGTCAGAGGCGCAGGATTGCCCACAGTAGCAAAAAGATTACCTATTTTAGCAACACCAGTCAGTCAAACACTTTCAGACGTTTTTGCATACTGCCAGCTAGTTATTGAAGCTGGCAATAAGATAATTTTTTATCCGCGCGTTCTTGAGTCAGAAGGACTCATAGAAGAGAATTATAAACTTATGCAGCTATATTCACCAACTATATCTTATGAAGCAGCACAGCATATCCAGAGGGCAATAAAAAATCATGTATCTGCCTTTAATCATACTCAATGGACAAAAATGTCCATAGAAGATGGCATTGGAACTGTTAATTTCGCAGACATGTTCTGCTATTTTCGTAGAAAAATAGCGGAGAAGAAAAAAGATGCGCAAAACTGACGATACCAAAGGTGCTTTTGCCGAATACGGTACGGGTTTTCAGGAAGCTTTAGTTCGTATCATTCTTGATGATCGCAATTTTGCTGATCGTATTGGCGAAGCATTAGATGTAAATTATCTGGAGCTTAAATATCTTCAGATATTTGTAAACAAGGTCTATGAATATAAAAAGAAATATAATGTTCATCCATCTAGAGATACCATGACCACGCTCTTGAGAACCACGCTTGACGGAGAGACAGAAATAGTTCAGACTCAGGTGCGTGACTATTTTGCCAGGTTGCTTGCTGCTTCCGTGCTGGATAAAGAAAATGATGCTTATGTGTGCGATACGGCACTAGAATTTTGCCGAAAGCAAAAGGTCAAGGAAGCTATGTTGCGATGCGTGCCGCTGCTTAAGACAGCTTCTTTTGATGAAGTAAGCAGAATCATAAATAAAGCCCTCCAGGTTGGTGCCGATAACGACATAGGTTATGATTATGTCGCTGATTTTGAAGCAAGGTTTCAAAAGGAAGCTAGAAATCCGCTATCAACAGGATGGGAAGAAATAGATAAGATTCTCAACGGAGGTCATGGTAAAGGAGAACTAGGTGTAGTTCTTGCGCCCACCGGCGGTATGAAAAGTTTTGTGCTTGTCCATCTCGGTGCAGCGGCTTTACGACAAGGTAAGACTGTTATTCATTACACTTTAGAACTTCGAGACAAAGTGATTGGTAGTCGCTATGATAGCTGCTTTACGGGAATACCTATTGATGATTTGGGAAACTTCAAAGATCGTGTGCTGGAAATGGTGCAGAAAATTCCTGGAAAGCTCATTATAAAGCAATATCCTACGAAAAGTGCCAGCTTACATACTATTCGATTGCATCTTAATAAGCTTCTTTCTAAAAATGTAAAACCCGAGCTTGTAATTATAGATTATGCCGATCTTTTAAGACCAACTACATCTCATAAAGAGAAAAGAGATAATCTGGAAGCTACTTACGAAGATATGCGTGGTATGGCGGAAGAATATGTGTGCCCGTTTTTTACAGCAAGCCAGTGCAACAGAAGCTCGCTAAATGCTGAAATTATAACTATGGAAGCCATAGCAGAAGCATTCAGCAAATGTTTTCCTTCAGATTTTATTTTTTCTCTTTCCCGGACAATAGAAGATAAACAGACGAACACAGGAAGGATCTTTATTGCCAAGAATCGTAATGGCCCAGATGGCATCGTGTTACCAGTTTTTGCCGATCCTGCAATTGCAAGCATTAAGATTCTTCCGAAGACTGCCAACAATGGCAATATTGCAATAGAGGCACCTGCTCAAGTGCAAGAAAAAAGACTTCGGGAAAAATACAAGAGTTTTAAAAAAAATAAAAAGCAAAACGGAGGAGAAAAATGACAAGAATATATGGTGCTTCTGATAATATCATAGAATTTGAAGGAGATGTAAGCGGAGAAGTAAATCATTACGGCGAAGATAACGAGGAGATTCTTATTATTTGTAGTGATGGCACCTTACTAGCGGCTAAATATGGTAAATTAGATCTGGGGATCTGGGCAATTAATGTTATTCAGGCTGGTTCACTTTTCAAGGAACATCAAACCTGCTCTTCCGAAAATGCAGATCCTTATTCAGATGTAGTTACTTTTCACGATGGATTGAGATGGGCGTTTGCTGCAACGGAATGGGAAAGGGTTCATTAGGTGTTTTTTTCGGAAGAAGAAGTTCGATCCGCTACATTAGCTTATTTTAAAGAAGATGAACTTGCAATGCAGGTCTGGATGGACAAATACGCTCTGAAAGACAAAGAAGGTCGTTTTCTGGAGAAAACACCCGATGACATGCATAGACGGTTAGCCAAAGAGTTTGCCAGAATTGAACAGAAATATCCTAATCCCATAAGTGAGGAAGAAATTTATGAACTATTCAAGGATTTTCGGTACGTCTGTCCCCAGGGCAGTCCCATGTATGGCGTTGGCAATCCATATGTTTTGACATCGTTAAGCAATTGTGTGGTTGTAGATAGTCCTAAAGACAGCATATCCGGTATTATGGATACTGCAAAAGAACTAGCAAATCTTTTTAAATATCGAGCAGGTTGTGGCGTTAATCTGTCTTCTTTGCGTCCAGAAGGCTGTGCTGTAAACAATTCTGCCAAAAGCACTACAGGAGCCTGGAGTTTTGCTGAGCTATACTCTCATGTGGTCAACATGATTGGACAGAACGGCAGACGCGGTGCCCTTATGCTTACCATGGAAGTATCTCATCCGGATATTGAAAAATTTATTACCATGAAGCAAGATCTTCAAAAGGTTACAGGTGCCAATATCTCCGTTATGCTTTCAGACAAGTTCATGGAAGCAGTTAATAAAGATAATGATTTTGTATTAGAATACAAAGGCGAAATCTATAAAACCATCAAGGCCAGAGAACTATTCAATTCAATTGTGCGTTCTGCTTATGCTACGGCAGAGCCGGGAATTGTTTTCTGGGATAAAATTCTGCATGATAACCCAATGGAGTGTTATCCGGAATTTCATCATATTGGGCTAAATCCATGTCAAGAGCTATGCTTATCTCCTTATTCTTCCTGTCGCCTGATTTCTGTAAATTTATCTAATTTCGTGGGTGAAGCATTTGATGTTAAGCGGGCTAGCTTTTCCGATTTGCGGTTCCTTACTGTAGTTAAAAAAGCTCAGCGTTTAGCAGATGATCTTATTGACTTGGAAATAGAAAAATTAGATATTATTATTGCCGCTGTTGACGAACAAGACGTTAAAGAATTGTTTGCGAAACTTAAAAACGATGCTATAAGAGGTCGTCGAACAGGTTTGGGCGTACATGGTCTGGCAGACTGTTTATTGCAGCTTAATCTTGTTTATGGCACACAGGAAGCTTGTCAACAGACTGCTCAAATCGGAGAATTATTAGCTAATGCTGCTTATCAATCATCAGCTATCTTAGCTAAGGAGCGAGGCAGCTTTCCAGCATACGATGCAAAACTAGAGCATGCTAATGTTTTTCTTAATCGCTTATCAGATGTCACCAAAAAGAAACTACAGAAACATGGGAGACGCAATGGGGCTTTGCTTACGGTGGCTCCTACGGGTACGGTTAGTTTGGTTTCTAGAACTAGTTCGGGAATAGAGCCAATCTTTCAGGCGTCATATGTACGTCGCAAGAAGTTGTATGCCGATGATTGCACCGCTCCAGACTTTATAGACGAAACAGGACAAGCTTGGCGAAATTATGGAGTGCTGCATCCGATGATAAGACAATGGCAAGAGCGTGATAAAACAGTCTTCATGCCTCCCGCCTTGATTGTAGCTGCACAAGTGCCACCCGAGCGTAGAATCGCAATGCAGGCGGCTTTGCAATCGCACATAGATCATCAAATCAGTAGCACTATCAATTTATCTGCCGAAACTACCGTAGAAGCAGTTAGAGATATTTACATGCAGGCTTATAAACAAGGCTGTAAGGGAATAACCATTTATCGTGACGGTTCGCGCGCTAATGTTCTTGTTTCAGGAAAGAATATAGAACGCAGAAAGGCTAAAGCAAGACCTGAACGAGTACCTTGTGATGTACATCATGTAACAGTCAGGGGTGAAAAATGGATCGTTATTGTGGGAAAACTAGAAAACAAAGCTTATGAGATATTTTGCGGATTAGCTGATAAAATAGAGATTCCTAGAAGATATAAAGACGGCTATGTGTTGAAACATCCACGAAAAGCAACCAGATCTATTTATGATCTTCATTTGGGTGTCGATGATGATGAATTGATTATTAAAGACATCATTAACGTGTTTGATAATTCGACTCATGGAGCATTTACGAGATTGCTTTCACTTGCATTGCGTAACGGCATTCCCATTCAACACGTTAGCGAGCAGCTTTCGAAAGATGAAAAAGACAGCGATATGTTTAGTTTTTCCAAAGTAGTAGGCAGAATTTGCAAGCGTTATATAACAGATGGCACTAAATCTGACAGAATTTGTCCTGGCTGTCAGCAAGAAACCCTTATTTATCAAGGAGGATGTATCTCTTGTTCAGTTTGTTCCTGGAGCAAATGTGACTAATTCTTTCTTGACAAAAGACTAGAATCGAGGTATCATAAGACTATGGGTATTATTTATGTGGCGGGTGATCTTTTGACTTCGGATGTTGATGTCTTGGCACATGGAGCAAACTGTTTTAATACTATGGGGGCGGGCATCGCAGCACAAATAAAACGATTATATCCGGAAGCCTGGGAAGTAGATTCGCTTACCAAAAAGGGAGATAAGAAAAAACTTGGTAGTTTTAGCAGAACACAATACCAGAAGCCCGTGATCTATAATTTATATACCCAGTATAGCTTTGGAAAAAATAAAATTTATGTAGATTACAAAGCTGTGCGTAAAGCTTTAAAAGCTATGAAAAACGATTTGATAAAAACAGGTTACTATAAAACTTGTAAACTCGGCATGCCCATGATTGGCTGCGGTCTTGCAGGTGGCGATTGGCAAAAAATAAGTCAGATTTTGGAGGAGATCCTTAACGACAAGGATGTTTTTGTGTATACTCTATCTCAAAAGGAGGCAATATGACAGTAGAAAACGTATCTCAGGAAAAGTACCAGAAAGAAACAGGTTTTGATCCAGCAGTAGCAAAAGAGTTCCTTGAACGCTATTTTACCACCGCCCAAGAAGCGAAAGCTTTACAGCGCGATCTCAAGGATCTTCGAGAGGAATACAAAAATAAGCTGAATATGAAGCTGATCACACGCATTGTTAAGTTGGTAAAAGCCAAGCTCGATGTAGATAAGTCACAGGCTTCAATAGATACCATTCAAGTGCTCGAAGACCTTGTGCGCGATCAGATAGGGAAAATAGTAGAATGATGTTTGACATTAGATGTATTCCTAGAAACGGATATCTTGTGGTAGAGCCGTACATTTTTAAGGAAGACATATCGCAGGAAAAAGAAAAACCTCTTTTAGTGCTTCCTGCCAAGCCCGACACAGAAATATTTAAGACTGCCAGAGTAATAGCAACCGATGGCAGACATCCATCCTCTCAAGCATATTGGGTAGATGACATAATCCTGGTAGATTCACGGTATTTGCAAACTTGTAGAATAGCAGAAAAAGAATTCTCTTTTATACCAGAAAGTCACTGTCTTGCCAGAATCGTTAAACAAGGCTGACGAACAATTAGTCATTCCAGAACGCTGTGAACCGGAGGTTGTGCTGGGGGGTACAGTAGCGGCACTGGCCTTTGCGGTTCGCAGAAATATTCCAGTGCTGTTTGTACAAGCAAAGACTCCGTTAAGCTTTCACAAATATCGAAAGCGATGGATACGATATGCATGGCTAGCTGCTTATTATGGTTTGTTGTGGGGCGGGGAACCAATTACGAATATTTCGGTGCAGGAAACCGATACGGGTGTGCAGATAGACGTTTTTGCCAATAACGTTAAATTGTTCATAATCAGCGCCCATCACGTGCATATATTCTACGAAGAAGATATCATAGGTCTACCTACACCCATAACAATAAAACAGAAAGAGTACTCTGTATTAGATTGGTTTTATATGGGCACGGGCACACGACCAACACATTATGATTATCTGGCAAAGCCAGATGTGCGATTAGCAAAAAGAATATTCTTTTTTCCTTTTCGTCGCCGTTTTCCACACAAAAAGAGCGCCTCCAACAGAACATCACGCAGATTCCCTTATGCTCATGCCGCAGCATTTTCTGATATAAACGAAGAAGAATTATCTCTAGAATACAGTTCAGAAACGTATATTAAAATTTTAGTTGAACGTGTTATGAGGAAGCGTCTACATTTAAAGCAATCTATTTGTCACAAAAAGCGCGAAATACTGACAGAGACACGCAATCAATATCTAGATACACCGCGACTACATTTTAATCATGATTTACTGGCAAAAATTGAAGCCCTCCCTTATCTTGAACCCAAGATGTTGCGCACTGGACAGTTTTTATTTACATGACGCCGATTTCAAAAAAAATAAAAGCCTATGTACGTCGTACACAACCAGATTCAGCAGTACACTTGGCGGGTATTATTCCTGTTGCTGCGCAACCTCTAGAATATTCCTTTCCGTGGCACGATGCTTTAATACCAGTTGCCAACAATCTTTTGGCTGTAGAGTGGGCAGTTCTAGAATGTCTAGCGGTGGGATGTCAAACCATATGGATTGTTTGTCCTAACGACATGCAACCCCTTATTCGATTTCGTCTGGGAGAATGGTTGAGCGACCTGCGAACCGCTACAAAAATGCAACATAGCACCATGGAGATAATAGCGGGCAAAAAAGAACACAGGACTCCTATTTTTTATATTTCTTTAAAGGCTTCTGATCGGCGGAGGCGGCTTTGTGCAGGTATGAGCATTATACACGGTATGCGCATGGCAACAAGCACACCGGGGCGGCTTAGTCATTGGCTTGAGCCACATAAATTTTATATAGCTTTTCCTCATGGAATATATTCCTTGGATATTCTTGTGCGATTTCAAAAAGAGATTCAAGGATCCTGCAACCGCACATGTCTGGAATATAATCATCAGACGTGTTTGCATGATCGACCTTATGGCTTTACGTTGTTTCCTGAAGACATAAAACCGCTAGCATCGTTTTTCAAACTTAGTGATTCTCCGCATGCCCGCTATTCTCGTGAACAAGATACTTTAAGTAATATATTACAGAAACTCTCATTTAAGAATGATACCGTTATTGAACTTCCATGGGCTTACGATATTCGCACATGGGAAGGCTATCGGCAATATTTGGGATCAGAACACGCCTCTTTGATTGTTCGTCCAGATCCAGCATATCTATCTTATCATGAATTTGGGATAGTGGGTGTCCCTCCTGAATACTGGCGTTCATATCAGCAAACGCAAAAAAAAGAACTTGAGCAACAAGCATGAATCAAAATATTCCTTATGTCAATTTGCATGTACACACCAACATTGGTTCTATTGGCGATGCTCTGGGAATGCCAGAAGACATTGTACAATATGTTCTTTCGCAAAATGGTTCTGCTGTAGCTTTTACTGATCATGGTAATATGAATGCTGTGCCATATATTTTTGCTATACAGCAAGATCTTCTTAAGAAGGAGAAAACATTTAAGTGCATATACGGCATAGAAGCATATTATATTGATAGCTTGCGCGCTTGGGAAGATCTTTATGATCAGTATCGAGAGAGAGTACAAAAAAAAGAAAAACAACAAGAACAAGATCCGCTAGAAGGCGTGGAAGACATTGGGGAGCATAAAAAAAGAAAATCTCCAGTTAATCGTCGATCTCACTTGCTCTTGTTGGCACAGAATCTTGAAGGATTACATAATTTATATACGCTCGTTAGCAAATCGCATAGTGATAAGTATTTCTATCGTTATCCGCGTATTGATTATGAACTTCTTGCACAACACTCCAAGGGTGTGCTTTGTTCTAGTGCGTGTCTTAATGGTAGACTAGCAGAATGCTATTTTGAAAATCAAGATAAAGGAGAAGAAGCCGTCGTTCGCTGTATGAAAATCGAGGCTCAGCGATTTCTAGATATTTTTCACGATAGGTTCTTTTTTGAGCTTCAATGGAATGCCTTTTCTGAGCAGCACGCTATTAATAGATGCCTGATTCGAACTGCAATAGAGTTAGGATGTCAAGAGCAGCTTATTTCATCATCTGATGCACATTATCCCAGACCTGATTTATGGCTCAGCAGAGAAATGTACAAACGTCTTTCACGAATATCTAATAAAAAAGAAAGCGCCAAGCCTCTTCCTTTAACACCGCAAGAAGTTGGCTTTGAAGCTTATCCCCGTTCGGGTCAACAAATGTGGGAAGCATATAAATATTATGCAGCAGGTGGCATCTATGATGACAAGATAGTGCTCAGCAGTCTGTTTAAAACGTACGATATTGCTCAAAATATGATAGAAGACTTCAAACTGGAAACCGATATTCGTTTTCCTGATTTTATCGTACCTCCTGGTTATACTGATAATGAAAGATTGGCAGAACTAGCTCATCAGGGACTTTTACTTAGGCATCACGATACCAAACAAGACTATCTTACGAGGCTAGCTTATGAACTGGAAGTTGTAAAAAAGCGCAAATTCGCAAAATATTTTCTGCTGGTACATGAAATTGTCGAAAAAGCTAAAACATTAGGCTTGACTGGTCCTGCACGCGGATCTGCTAGTGGTAGTCTTCTTTCTTATCTCTTGGGCATTACACAAGTAGATCCGGTACGCTTTAACTTACATTTTGAGCGCTTTATGGATCCGGAAAGTGAAAGCTTTCCAGATATTGATTGGGATGTACAGGCTCCAATGGAGCTTAAAGAACTTCTTGCAAAGGAGTGGAAAAAACAGCATAACGTTGATGTAGTGCCTATTAGTAACTTTTCTACCTTACAGTTACGCAGCCTGATTAAGGATATTGCTAAATTCTATGATATCCCGTTTATAGAAGTCAATGCTGTTACTGGCGTCATGATGCAAGAAGCAACGCCGTTGGCAAAAGAGCAGCACGGCATTAAAGCAGGCGTCTATGTGCCGACTTTCGATGAAGTATTAGAGTTCAGCGTCTCGCTTCAGAAATTTCTTAAGAAATATCCTAAAGTGGCTGAGCATATTGCAGCATTAAAAGGAGCAATACGAGGTACTTCCCGACATGCAGCAGGGATTTTGGTAGAAGAGAATCTTGAAGCTCGTATGCCGCTGATTCGCAGCGGAGGCGTTATACAAACACCTTGGGCAGAAGGACAGAAAATAAGAAATCTAGAGCCCATGGGCTTCCTTAAGATGGATGCGCTAGGACTCACCACCTTAAGTATTATTCACAATACCATTAAACGCATATTGCAGAATCACTACAATAATTCTAATCCATCGCTGGATGATGTATGGAATTATTATAATGAATATTTACATCCAGACACTCTTGATCTTGATGATCAAGAAGTCTATCAGCACGTATATCACAAAGGACATTTTGCAGGGATCTTTCAGGCGTCGGAAAAAGGCATGCAAGCACTCATAAAAGCTGCCAAACCTACCAATATCAATGAACTATCTACGCTAAACGCTATCTATCGTCCAGGCCCGTTAGGTGCTGGCGTAGATGCTAAATACCTTGCTATACGCAATGGAGAGCTTCACATTGATCATCCTCACCCTCTGGTGACGAAGGTTCTTGCAAGAACTGCTGGTGTGTGTTGTTACGATGAACAAATCGCAGAACTAGCTCACGTATTAGGCAAAGATCTCTCACTGGCAGAAGGCAACAGGTTGCGCAAGCTTTTGATAAAGAAAGGCTTGCGCAACGTAGAACAAAAAAAGGCTGCTCTTAAGCGAAAATTTGTTGCAGGTTGTCAAGAAAAAGACTTATCCGATCAGACAATTAATCAGCTATGGGAAGAGTTTGAACTACACACTAAATATTCTTTTTGTTATAATCACTGCCTCAGCTACAGCTTAATATCTTATCAGTGTGCATGGCTTCTTACGCATTATAGTGCCGAATGGGCGTGCGCTGTGCTTGATAATGCTTCAGAAGAGACTAAGGAATCGGATATTAGTGCTGTTCGTGCTCTTGGGTTTACAATAGAGGGTCTAGATATTAATCATTCTGGTACTTTGTGGAATATTTCTAAAGACAGCAAGAGCCTAATTCCGCCGCTGACGTTAATTAAAGGGCTAGGAGAGAAAGCTGTAGAACAAATTATGCAGCATCGTCCTTTTAAGACCCTAGAAGAACTTCTTTTCAACGAAAAGATTGCATATGCTAAGCTTAATAAAAAAGCTCTAGATGTTCTTTTGCGTAGCCAGGCTCTTAATTCGCTTATAGATGATCGCTTTTCTGGATTGCGTCACGCATATTCAGCAATCGTTGTAGATCGGGCACGGATCATTAAAGACTTTCAGGCTAACATTGAACGTTATAGACCGGAAGGAGATTTCTCGGAAGCGGAGAAAGTTGATTATCTTGTGTCCTTAACAGGCATCTTTCCTTTTCATATAATATTACCAGAGCAAATGCTGAAAGCTCTTGTAAAGCACAAAATTCCTCCTATAAGTGCCTGGGATGACGCTATTGGCATGGCTTATTTTGTTCCTAGAGAAGTATTGATCAAGCAAACCAAAAATGGAAGAACTTATTGGGTAGTAATTACTACTGATCCGTCAGGCGCTCAGCAGCGAGTCAAAGTTTGGAGTATTCATTCAGGAGACAAGCTTTATCTTAATCGGGTTTATGCTGCTAAACTAAATTATGATTCAAAATGGGGATTAAGCTGTCCTGGAGTTTATTGCTTGAAATTACTGGGATAAGGAATAAGAAACATGAATAGCTGGACAGATCTCTTTAAACAAGAAGCACAAAAGTTTTATTATCCTGCTCTGCTTCGTTTCCTTAAAGAGGAATATGCTTTTAATACCATATGTCCACGGGTGGACGATATTTTTAAAGCCTTTAAAATAACACCGTATAGTGATGTTAGAGTCGTAATTTTGGGTCAAGATCCCTATCCTAACTTGGCTCACGCAACTGGTTTGGCTTTCGGCGTCGATCCAGATAGTCCAACTTTTCCAGCTTCGCTTAAAAATATTTTTAAAGTAGTACGTGAGGATTTTGGGTATTGGCCCAAAGATCGCTCACTCGTATCCTGGGCTAGACAAGGAGTATTTTTGCTGAATACTATTCTAACCACAAGAGCAGGTGAACCTTTATCTCATGCTAATCAAGGATGGGAACAATTTACGGATGCAACAATTGCTTTTTTAAACCAAAGAGAGCAGCCAATGGCATTTTTGCTTTGGGGAAGTAAAGCTAGAACAAAAAAAGCCTTAATAAATGTAGAAAAACATCTTATCTTAGAAGCAGCCCATCCTTCTCCCTTGGTTGCTTGGCGTGGTGGTTTTTTTGGATGTAAACATTTTGCTACTGTTAATAATTGGCTTCGAGAACAATATGGTAAAGAAATCCACTGGAGATAAAATATGTTGTCCATGGCGACAATTCGTCAGATACAAGACAAGCTAACCACATTAGGTTTATATGCCGGTGCTCTCGATGGTGTATATGGCAGAAAAACACGAGAAGCCGTTATAGAATTCCAGAAACAAGAAGGATTAATAGTTGACGGTATAGCAGGTCCGCAGACTCTTGGAGCTTTAGAGCTTTGGAATAATGAAGCCAATAAGACAACAGTTCCAGCATTAACGCTTACTGAAGCAGAGAAGCTTTATATGATGCAGGTTGTTTCACAGTTCGAAGGAAATTATTGGACCTGTAATCGAGATGGAGAATTTGAAGGCTGGTTTGATCAACCGCGCACCGATACACACGGTACTAAGCTGACACCTGTAGAAAGAAAATCGCAACCCAACTGGACACCTAATGCATGGTCTAAATATGGTCGTAATCCGGGTCATGTAGGTTTATCTTATGGGTTTATTCAATTTACCCAAGATGGAGGCAACTTAGGAGTGCTATTGGCTACTATGCACGCAGATGATGCAATACTCTTCGAGAACATTTTCGGAGAACACGCTAATGAGCTAATAGAGACCACGACCAAAGAGGGACTACGAACTTATTATAGAGATTCTGCTTCGCCTACAGGTCTTGCACGGCGAAGTCCTAGAGTACAGCCTGTTGGTGGTTATGAACTATGGCATGATTACTGGGTAGAAAAATTTAAACGTGCTGGACAGGAATCTATTTTTCAGCAAACACAGAGGAAAATAGCTCTTCTATTATATTTTGAACCTATGGTGCGGAAGGTTGCCAAGCTTTATGGGATTTCTTCGGAAAAAGGTTTAACAATTTTATTGGATCGCAGCATTCAAATGGGTGTTGGAGGCTGTTTCTCGCTTCTAGAACAAAACATGGGGAAAGCGAAGGCAGAGCAGCGTATGCGTAGTTCCATAGAAGAAGCTGCTTTTTTTCAGCGTCTTTATGAGATGGTGCGTACTTCTTCGTGGAGTCATCGAACACGCAAAATTATTGAAAATCTCGATCTTTCGTTTAACAAACAATATGCGCTTTAAGCGCAAGGAGGAAACATGGGAGTAGGAGAACTTAATACCGAGGACAAGACCAAAAATCCAGCAGCGCTACTAAGAGAGTTTGTAATTCTGCTTAGCAAAGACATTAAAGCTTTGCAACAACAGGCTAATACAATGCAGAGTCAAATAGATGTTATAGCCAGAGATCTTCGCGCACTTCAAGCAACAAAAAAGAGCAAATAAATATGATATTGCAGTATAGTAAAGTGCATGCGCAGGCGCTAGCACCCAGTCGTGCCCATCCGTCTGATGCTGGATTGGATGTGTTTTATTGCCCTCCAGGTATGCGTCAAGAATCAAATGTTGTTTTGCGACCAGGACAAAACATAATACTGCCAACAGGACTTAAATTTGGTATTCCTCATGGTTATGCACTTGTTACCATGAATCGTGCAGGTATGGCAGCGAAACGCAATCTTGTTGTAGGATCGCAACTGAGCGATCCCAATTATTCTGGGGAAATATTTGTAGATATTCACAACATAGGACAAGAAACACAGGTCATTACTACCGGAGCAAAGATAGCACAACTTGTTATGGTACCAGTGGTTCATTTTAGAGCCATGGAAACTGCTCTCGATCAGCTATACGTATATCCGCTTGCAATGAGCGACCGAGGGGAAAATAAGCTGGGCAGCACTGGAGACAGCTATATATGAAAAAATGGCGTCTTAAGACATCTGATATTCAAGAAATTATAGCCAAAAAAACCTCCTTGCTCTTGGCTACTCCGTCTGCTTGTTTTGTCTGCGGCGCAGTATTTGATAAAAAAGATAAAGAAGCCACACAGACATGGCGCATTGTGGCAGATAGTGCCGCTGGACTTATTCGTCTTTATTGTCCTACGTGTTGGCAAACAGCCGAAACTTGGTTAGAAAGCGCAAAAGAGAGTGTTCAACGTTGAAATGCCTGCACCAGTTCCTCGACCGAGATCTGTGCTTGAGAATCCAAATATTATAGAACATAGCTATTCCTATGATAATATTCAGATCATACCAAAATATAGTGATATTGCCAGCAGATCGGATGTGTGTTTACAGACCACGTTGGATGAGAAGCGCAAGATCGTGCTTGACTTACCTATTGTTGCTGCGCCAATGGATACAATCTGTGATAGCAAAATGGCAATTGCTTTAGGCAAACATGGAGCATTGGGCATTATTCATAGATTTATGAGCATCGAAGAACAGGTAAAGGAAGCTCAGAAGGCAGAAAATGAAATTCCGTGGGTTGCTGTTGCAATTGGGGCAAAGCCGGAAGAAAAAGAGCGCTTGACTCAGCTAATGAAACGTGCTAACGTTTCTATTGTGGTAATAGATATTGCACACGGGCACTGTCGAATGTTAAACGAAATGGTGATTTGGCTCCGTCTTAATTTTCCAAAACTGCATATTATGGGCGGGTCTATCGCTACCGGCGAAGCAGCAAGAGCCCTAGAGCAATGGGGAGTGCATAGTTTGCGTGTTGGTATAGCTAACGGATCTATGTGTTCTACTAAATATCAGACAGGCATCGGAGTACCGCAAGCTACCGCTGTCTATGCCTGTGCGATGGCTGTTAGGGATACGCCAATTATTGCAGATGGCGGCATAAGGACTTCGGGAGATATGGCAAAAGCACTGGCGCTGGGAGCTTCTGCGGTAATGATAGGATCTGTACTAGCAGGAACAGCAGAGACGCCGGGAGCTATTTGCTATCGTAATACAGGCAAGATGTTTGCTGAACGATATAAAGAATATCGCGGATCGGCTTCTTGGGAAGCAAAAATAGCACGCGGAGAATCTAGACACGTAGAAGGAGTTTCCTGTACGGTGCCATATCGAGGCTCAGTAGATTCCATAATCCACGATATTGCCGATGGACTTAAAAGCGCCTTTTCATACGTTGGAGCAAAAAATCTTACAGAGTTTCAGCAACAAACAACTTTCATAAAGGTTTAGTTTTTTAGTCATGGTTACTCCATATGGCACTCTCAAGGTTGAATGTGATCGGCGTAGATTGCTAGAATTTCGTATCAAATGCAAAACTGAAAATGTCAGTCCACAAAAGTTTCTGCGAGCATGCATACATGCATACATATGTCAAGATGCACATTTCATGGACTTTTTTAATCCTAGACGAGAAGAATGCAGCCCAGTTTTTAACGAAGTTTCACGCAGAGCTAAACAACTAAGAGAAGAATGGGAGAAAACCAAAGATACACTTAGGATCTTTAATTTAGATGCCACTTGTAAGCAGGAATTTTTTGAAGTTCCTGAAGAAGAATTTAATGTGGAGGAGAAAAAATGAACAAAGGTAATGCGTTTCTATCGTGTGTAGAAGCACTAAAGTTTTATCAGGAACCATGCCCGTGCGAAGATTGCCGATGTCACATGAATTACGATCAAGATTTAAACTGTGCAAAATATGCAGCAGAGATACACGGAGAACTAACGTTTCGTGAAATAGGAGAGCGGCTTGGCATTTCTGCTCCCAGAGCAAAACAGAACGAGGGAACAGCACTGGCAAAGCTTGTTCGTCGAAGACGTGTGCTTTTTGATGAATGAAAAGTGATTTTCCAAAAGAAGTAACTATTTATCTGTGATGATGAGCACACAAGGAGATCAGACATGAAGAAAAATCAAAAGATGAAGGCTCTTTTGGAAGAAAGCACCATGCGTAGGTGGAACAAGCTATCCGGTTCCCCTATTTCTGAAAAGCTTATAAAAGAGCTTTACGGCGATGAAGAAGATGAAGAACTTCCGCCTTCGGAAGATACAGAAAGCGAAATTCCCGCTCCAGAACCAGGAGAAGAGCCTGTTCCAGAGGAACCAGGGGCAGAAGCCTCTGCTGTACCCGAAGAAGAGCGAGAAGAAATCCTAGCAGATGTTGTACGTGCTGTTGCGGACGAACTAGGAATTGAGGCAGAGGTAGAAGGTGCCGATGGCGGCGAAGAGGATGAAATACCAGAAACGCCAGAGGAATTGCCCGATGAGGAAGAACTTCCGCCTGCCCCGCCTGAAACTTCTTCGCCTCCCGAAGAAGAAAAAAAGCCCCCAATTGATGAAGCTAAGAAAACATGGCCCGCCAAAGATCCTGCTGCCGGTGCAAAATGGCAAAAAGCCAAGAAAGTTCAAGAAGCTCTCGTAAGCAGAGTTGTAGAGCGTGTTATTCGCAGGCTTGTAAAAGAAGCCAAAGAAGCGAAAGTCAAATCTCCTGCCTCTGCCAAGCCTGTTAAGAAATAACAATTTCGTTGCGCCTTTAACTTTTTTCTTGACGACGACATTCATTTGTGCTAGCTTGTAGGTGAGCCTGGAGGCTGGCAGGATAAGAGATGTCGAGAACCAAATTCAATCCAAATGAATGCAAAGTGGTGCTTTTCAAGCGTGCTCCGGGAACACATGATCATGAATATGTAGCGCAGCTTGAGACGGTAAATCAACAGCCAACAAAGCTAGCTATGTCTCTTTTTGAGACATGGCGTGCGTGTGGTTCTGGTTATCAAGTGCTTCCGGGGGCCAACAACAAGAAAGCAGGCGAAAAATATATTCTGCTTTTTGCCAAGGACTTTAAGACTCATCTGGACGCCGTAAAATGGGCTAGGACGTGTCCTTACAAGATCGTGGTCGAGCATCCTGGTGGAAAGGAAAAAGCGATTGTGCGCAGTCCTAGAGGCCCTGGCGGGGCAAAAGGACAGTATATCTGTTCGCACTGTGGAGCTTCTGGACACAACAAAAGAACATGTCCACAAAGATAAAAAAAGGTGACGTAATCTCGTGTGCCGTTTGCTGGGCATTTGGATATGCGTGCAGAGGCTTTGTTATAGAGCCTAATAATAATAGCTATTATGCTGGTCACTGTTTGGTTCGTGTACGTTTGCCTATTAAAGAACACTGGACAGATTGTCAAGTCGACTCGAAAAATTTGAAGATTTTAGAATGACCTCTAATATAAAAGATAATTTAAAACGTGGTGATTTAATAAAATGTTGTGCGTGTATACAGGCAAGGGTAAACAAAGCTCCATGTTTTGGTATTTTTTTGGATTGCCACAATGGTTGTTATACTTTCTTCACTAAATATATGTGTAAACAAAACGGCATAAGTGCAGGCATCTGTCGTACCTCTCTAGCAACTTCAAATTTAAAATATATTGAAGTTCTCAAAAACTAAGGAGATGAAATCGTGAATGAGTCATCACAACTTTTTACTTCTTCCTCAGAAATCATTCTTCTTCAAGGCGAGATTACAGAAGAAAAAAGCGCTTTTGCTATAGAAAAACTGCTTGGTGGTCATATCGAGCAACGTCCATTACATCTGGTGCTTTCTACATATGGTGGCAGTGTTGTTGAAACGTTTGGCATTTATGATGTTATGAAATATGTTCGTCGTCACGGAAGCACAATTTATACTCTGGGTGTTGGCAAGGTTATGTCCGCTGGTGTGCTTTTGCTGGCTGCTGGTAGCAGAGGATGTCGTGAAATAGGAAAGAACTGCCGCTTGATGTTTCATGCTATGACAACAGAGGCCGATGGAAAGCTATCAACAGTTGTCGGTGAAATTAAAGAAACTAAACGACATGAAGAACAGTTTACTACATGTATAAGAAAAGAAAGTTCTGCTCCCTTTTTTCTTACCAGGCAGCTTGTTTCACAATGGAACGAATCTGCAACGAATGTGTATCTAAGCCCAAAGCAGGCTATCTATTATGGACTAGTCGATAAATGCTTAGAGTAACTATTTATTGGCATGAATCATGAAGACATCATAAAAGAATTCTTAAAGCCTCCACTTGCTAATTATGGATTTTCCACGCTCTTAGAGGAAGTAGAGCTTCTACAAGAAAAGGCATTAACGCTTGCCCAGATGGCAAAAGATCCTGCGAGGCTACAGCATTTTATCGACAAAATCAAAAAAGGAGAACCTTTTGAAACCATGCAGGGACGGCAAGTCACCATTAAACCAGATTCCGTTTTGCTGGATAAATTTCATGAAATTTTGAATACTGGTGATTATAGTCTAAACAAAGCTCGCGAACTTTTTGGAAGTGCTGTAGTGCCGTTGCCTCTAGAGGATGGTGCTGTCATCTCTTTAG